GAATAAAATGGAAAAGACAATCTATATAGACGAAAAAACAGTTAAATTGAAATCAACCGCAGCATTGCCGAAGAGATATAAAGCGCAGTTTGGAAGAGACTATTTTGCAGACTTGATGAAAGTAGCGAAAGTGTTTGGAAAAGGAATGAAAAGGAATTTTGGAATACAGGATATTTCTTTTGCATCGTTGGATCATATGGACATGGAGGTGTTTTATGACATCATCTGGACAATGGCTAAAACAGCAGATAGGACGATTCCTGATCCATTGGAGTGGCTGGATGGATTCGAAGTATTCCCGTTCAATGAAATCATGGGAGAAGTAAAAGATCTGCTTACAGACACCATGCCAACAAGTAAAAAAAAATAAATGATAAAGATTCATCGAGTGGCGAACCGTTCACGAATGAGTCTTTTTTTTATGTTTGTAGGCAAGTCGGACTGACCAGTGAAGACATGGAAGAAATGACAATCGGTGACTGTCTGGACTATGTACAAGAGTATATAGACAACCAGAAAAAAGATGAAAATCCTACTGCGAGAAAAGCAACACAGGAAGATTTTGATAATTTTTAAAGAGGTGAGAAAGTGGCGAATAGCAAAATAAAAGGAATCACAATTAAATTCGGTGCGGATACAATGGCACTCAGCAAAGCTTTGAAATCCGCGGAAGATACATCAAAAAGTCTTGGTAGCGAATTAAGCTCTGTAAATAAATTATTAAAATTTGACCCGAAGAATACGCAGTTGCTCGCACAGAAACAGGAGTTATTAAGTAAACAGGTCGAAAATACCAAGGAAAAGCTGGAAGCCTTAAAGCAGGCACAGGGAGAAGTAGAAAAGAAGTTCAAATCTGGTGACATTGGAGCAGAAGAATACCGAGAATTTCAGAGGGAAATTGCGAAGACGGAACAGGATTTAAAATCTTACACCACGCAGATTAGCCGGATGGAGACTGAGCAGAAATCCCTAAAGGAAAGTACGAAGCAGTTGCAGACGCTGTTCGAAGCAACTGGAAAGTCTCTGGATGATTTTCAAGATATTCTTGGAACGAAGCTGACGAACGCCATAAAAAATGGAACTGCAAACAGTGACGATCTGACTGTTGCACTCAACAAAATAGGAAAAGAAGCGCTTGGGGCAGAAACTGACCTGTCAAAGATGAAAGCTACACTGAATAAGGTAGATGACGGGGCGAGTATTGATGAAGTGAGCAACGACCTGAACGAGATGAAGAAGAATTCAGATGAAGCAGAGGAAGCACTTGACGGAATTGGAAAAGGAATTGTCGCAGGAAACATGATGCAAGCCGCTGAAATTATAGCAGATGCAGGGCAAAAGATAAAAGAGTTTAGCGACAATGCAAAAGAAGCATTTAATGAGGTAGATGCCGGATCTGATGCAATCATAACAGCGACAGGTGCAACAGGAAAACTTGCCGAGGGAATGGATAATGTCTATAAAAGCATTGCGTCCAGCCTTCCAATAGATAACCTTGAAAACATTGGAAAAGTAATTGGAGAGATGAATACGCAGTTCGGGTTCACCGATGAAAAATTGCAACATGCATCTGAAAAAATGTTGAAGTTTTCGGAAATTACTGGATCCGATGTGGTAGCATCAACGCAAAATGCAAAACAGGCGATTAGCGTATTCCACATGTCGAGTGATGATCTAGACAGTGTACTTGATGATGTCGCAAAAACAGCGCAAGACACGGGCGTATCTGTAGACGATCTATTCAAAAAAGCGATCGAAGGCGCACCACAGCTACAGGAATTGGGATTGAGTTTCTCTGGATCGGTAAAGCTTCTGGGGGCATTTGAGCAAGCTGGTGTTGATGGATCTGCTGCATTAAGTAGCTTATCAAAGGCTGCGGTAGGTTATGCAAAAGACGGTAAATCACTCAGTGACGGATTGGCAGAAACGCAGGATAAAATTTTGAATGCGACTGACCAGACGGAAGCCTTAAATGCTGCTGCTGAGGTATTCGGAACAAAAGGTGCTGTAAGGATGGTAGACGCAATCCAGAGAGGCGTTCTAAACCTTAATGACCTAGGAAACGCTGCATCAGACAGTCAGGGAACCGTGGAAACGACTTTTGAAAATACATTAGATCCGATTGACGAAGAAACGGTTGCGCTAAATAATGCAAAGCTTGCTATGGCTGAGTTTGGTAGTGCAATTTCGGAAGCATTAGCCCCAATTCTGGAAACACTTGTTCCTATAATTCAGAAAGTTGCAAAGTGGTTTAGCGGTCTTTCTGAAACAAGCAAGACTATTATAGTCGTAATCGGTGGGATTGCAATTGTAATTTCGCAATTACTGCCGATTCTTGCGGTTGTAGCTGGTGGAATAGCAGCGGCTGGAGGTGCAATGGCATTTTTGACAGGAGTGCTATTACCAGTAGCCGGAATTATTGCCGGAATTATTGCAGTGGTTGCAGCAGTTGTGGCAGTAATAAAAAACTGGGGAGATATCACAGACTGGCTGTCCGAAAAATGGAATGCATTTAAAGATTGGATATCTGGATTATGGGACTCTATATCGGAAAAAATTCAGGAAGTGTGGAACGGCATTAAGGATTTCTTTGCTGATATTTGGGAGCAGATTTATAACGTAATAGAAGGACCTCTGAAATTTATCGAGGGAACAATCGGCGCAGTTATGTATGCGATTCAAGCTGTTATTTATACAGTATGGGAAGTAATTAAATTTGCATTAAAAAGCGCATGGGATTGGATAAGTGACACCGCAAGTGCTATATTCACCCCTGTAGCTAATTTCTTTTCCGGCATCTGGAATGGAATCAAGGATACAGCAACCGGAATCTGGAACAGCATTAAGGATACGCTCGGAGGAATCTGGAACACTATCAAAGAAAATGCTATGGACGCTTTCTCGTCTGTATGGAAGTTTATTAAAGATGGATTCAATGATTTAAAAAATACGCTCGGTGGGATTGTAAAGAAAATTGCACAGGCAATTGTGGATCCGATTGGAAATGCAGTAAATGGAGTAATTCGTGGAGTAAATTGGATTTTAAAAGCAGTAGGTTCTGATATGCGATTCGATGAATGGAGTGTGCAAAAATTTGCATCAGGAACGGGTGGACTGCCAAGAGATACAATTGGAGTAGTAAACGACCAAAAAGGTTCTACGTACAAAGAAATGATTATCCCACCAGATGGAAAGCCATTCATTCCAGAGGGACGTGACGTAGTGCTTCCGATGAAAAAAGGCACAAAGATCATGCCGGCGAACCAGACCAAGAGCTTTCTGGAGGAACTCCCACATTTTGCAAGTGGAATCGGTGAGTTTTTTGGTGGTGTCTGGGATACGGTAAAAGACTTTACGGGAAATGTATGGGATTATATCACGCATCCGAGTAAGATCGTGCAGATTGCGATTGATAAATTTACGGATTTGTCCGGAGCGTTCGAACCTTGGATTTCTGTAGCAAAAGGAGCGGTCAGCACGGTATTTGACAGCGTGGTCGGATTTGTGAAAGGAATTTTTGATACGCAATCGAACGTTAATTATAATCCAAGTGCTGGTGTGGAACAGTGGAGAACGCTTGCAATAAGAGCACTGCAGATGACCGGGCAGTATTCCGAAGCGAACTTGGAACGTCTGTTATACCAGATGCAGACAGAATCCGGTGGAAATCCGAATGCGATTAACAACTGGGATATCAATGCGATTAATGGAACGCCATCAAAAGGCTTAATGCAGGTCATTGACCCGACATTTAGAGCCTATGCGATGGCAGGATATGATAAAAACATCTACGATCCGCTGTCCAATATGCTTGCATCCATCCGATATGCGGTATCTACGTACGGGAGCCTTGCGGCTGCTTATCGCGGAGTTGGATACGAGAGTGGTATAGGAGATATCAACTTGTCTGATCTATTGCCAAGTCTTCCGATGCTTGATGTAAGATGGTTTAAAGACGGTGGAATCTTGACGAAACCAGCATTATTCCAGATGCCGTCTGGAGGAATCGGAGGAGCTGCGGAAAGAGAAGCAGAAGCAATCACGCCGCTTAGATCTCTGAAAGGATACATTAAGGAATCAATCTTGGAAATTATGGGAGAAAAGGATATCAACCTGAATATTAACCTAACAACGACATTGGATGGAAGAGTTGTTGCACAACAGACGGTTGGATATGCGAGACCGATGATTAAAAAGATGGATGATTTCGAGAAACTATTAGGAGGTGAGAGAATTGGGACTACTTAAAGCAACTTATGACGGGGTAGAAATTCCGGTTAAGATCACAGGGCTCAACCGGAACTTAATGCCACCTATCACAGTAAACACGAGAAGCGTTGAAAATGTAAATGGTGGAGAATTTACGAATTCCACATATTCTCCAAAGCAGATCACAATGGAGTTTCAGATTCCAAATTCCACAGCAAGAGGTCTTTCTGAGTTCCGCAGAAAAATGCCAGAAATTCTGTATAGCGAAGAACCGAAAAGGTTAATTTTTTCTGACGAACCGGACATTTACTATGAAGCGATCGTGGATGGTGAGCCGGTGTTGGAAGAAAATGATATGTACAGCACTGGCACAATCACATGGTTAATCCCGGACGGGGTAGCATACTCAACAGCAGAGAAAAACTTCACGGGCATCCAACAGAACGGCTGCCAGACCATTGCCATCCAAAACAACGGCACCGAATGGGCGGACGTGGACTATGAGATCACACACCAGCACGAAAACGGATTCATCGGACTTGTGAGCCAATATGGAGTAATCCAGCTTGGAAAAGTCGAGGAAGTAGATGGCGAGGACTATAAGGCTTCAGAGATATTGTTTGATGGGTACAGTCTGTTTCAGGACGATCACGGAACAT